CCAAACAGAAGAGACAATAAATGACTATCCCCGCCAGCACTTGACCATAAATGTCCAAGACTATACCAGCAGCTGTGTAGAAAAGATCCGTATTCAGCCCACAGGGGTTTCAAATTTGTCGATAGTTTTTGTTAAGTGCATGTCGGTTTCCAATGCACTGAGGAAGTGTTGATAGGTTATTAATTCTTTGAAAAAAAAACAAGCTATGATGGGGCATTCATCAATTGCCAAGCAGCATGTTGAGGAGTACCCAGAAGTGCGCCGAATTCAAAGTCGTCTCCGACTCCACGGTAAATCTGTACTGTGCACGTTGGGAACGCTTCACAGAATACAGTCACCTGGGGAACCGGGTAGACAATTGAGCGCATGGTTAAAGGGTTATTTAAGCCATAATTAGTGGGAACGGAATGCCCACTATTGTAGAAAGGGACCTCAAACTCCACGATGCCATCTTTGTTGTAAATGATAGGCAGTTCAGTCTCCACAAATCCAATCTGATAGGTTGTACTACCAGCTGTAGTTGCAGCGACGTCATAAACGGGTTGAATGGGGCCGGATCCTAAATTAGTGAAGGTTCCGTTAGAGTTTGCAGGGGTTGCGGTTTGCATAGCAGGAGTGTAAGCACCAGAAGAATCTTGGGTCCATGTGTTCATCAAAACCTTAATTGGTAATTCAGAATCAAAAGTGGCAGATTTCTTAGTAACTACAATCTTATAGCGAATCGAACCTCTAAAAAAAGCATAATTACAGTATAAATTGGAATACATGTCGGGAATTTCAGTTATTACAGTCGTTCCATAAGTGTAAACGTTAGCGTAAGAAGGTTTCTGGTTATTAACAGTAGTCGCGGTGATCGAGCCTAATTGCGGTATCACCGGAGCCCACGGGTAAAGCGTAAAAGCTTTACCCGATTGCCCCGGTAACGCCGCAGTCGCAGCTTGAGCATTCAAGGCCACTGTAGCTAAAGGATAGAATTGTTTGAGCAAGTGCCGCAAAGAAAGCGCAGCCTCACCCACACACATACCATGTTCAGTTAACACAATCGCACTAGGTGTTATTTCACTTGCATTCTTCCCCTTAACAACACGTGGAGCCGAGCCAACTTGAGCAACGTTTGGAATGCCAAACGGTAAGTGGCGCGGCTTGACGGGCGACACGAACGTAGCATTTTCCATATGAACCTCAACTAACACTTCCACAGTACTTGAAACGGTTCCGGCAGCAATCAAAGGGTTCATTACGGCAATGGTCATCGTTCCAGTAGCGCTATTTCTAGCGTCAGAGGAAGCAAGCGCATTGTCCATATCGTAGTTAGTGAATAAAAAAGGGCGTGTAGCAACGTAAGGGACTCTAAATGTAAAGTCTGTACCCAAGGATAAATCTAATTCAGTAAAGTAGTTGTAAGCTGGTTGTAATTGTGTGCGTACAGTGTCAGTATAATTGTAAGGGCGGAAAGAGGCGATCAATCTACCTGAATGAAACTGCGTCTTAACGACACGAAAAGTATAAACCAAATCACCTCTCCACATAGAATATAGAGAAGCAACCTTCGCACAGAGTGGCATAGAGACTGTTCTAACCCAGGTATTAGCAAGTTTTGTAGCCAACACCTGAGTGTAGAGCGGGCCAGTAGGAATAGAAAAAATTTGAACGTCCGCTGCGTCGCTAGTCGACCAATTGAATGCGCGGGTGAAGCTAGGCCTCCCTGCGACATAATCCAATCTCATCTCATCAATATCGCTACCAGCCCAACCTGGAATGCAAGTTAATGCATTGGTTGCACTTATAGCAAGTTTATGAGATGTATCGGCACCATCACCATTCAAAAAAAAACGAGTAGGGGCAATCTTCATCAACGTGTTAGGGGATTCAACAGTGGGTTTAGAAAAGCCTAAAGCTTTGAGAACAAACTCAGCACCATCCGCAAGCATACTCACGGGTGTACTGAGCCATCCCAATCCAACTACAGGAAGGATTTTAGCGATTCCTCTTCCTATTTGTCCTGTGGCACTAGATATGACTCCAGTGCGTTCCATCTTTTTCATTTCAGATCCAACTTGCGCAAAATTAGTTGTTAAGGGTGCGCTAGTGGGGAAACGAATATCTACGTCTTCAAACCATGCTAATATAGTAAAGCTACAAGAAGAAGCGGTTTGTGAAGAAAGGGGTGAGTAAACAGAAAGAACAATATTCCCAAAAGAACCTTGTCCAGTAACTAAATTAAAAGAAGCGTAGGGTCCACTCAATGGAACTCGAATCTCCATGGCGGTTTCATTTGCCAAATTCATCTGCACCCTACGGCACCCTGATGCTGCGACCACGTCAGTGACAGCAGCAGCAGAATACCATTGAGTGTGTGAATTCATGTACTCAGAGTAAGGCACATAGTGGGCTATTAATGCTCCAGCTTGCGTTGGAACACTATTAACTTGCACTCTGTACACTACGGTGGCACTAAGAGATACGAATCCATCAAGTTTGTAAGTGTTGTTAGTATAAGACCCAAGAAGGTCTTTAGGAAAAACGTTAGTGTTAAGAACAGTTCCTCGTGTTGCGGTACTAGACCACGTGCCCTGTAAGATGGGTATTGGTCTTTTAAGAAAAGATTGTATCGCATGCTCATTCCTGTCACTTATGCATCGATCTAGATATTCCTTTGGAAGTAAAACATTCAAATTAGGATCTACGTCTTTGCTAATCGTTCCTTGTTCCATAATCGTGGCGGTGTCGTGTTGTTCAGCATTGGTCGTCATCATTACGTCGGGGTTTGTGTTAAATTGTAGTTCAGTAAGTCGGGTATTTAATCAGTGTGATGACTCAATCAGCACTGACGACCGAATTTCCCTTGGATTTTGAGGGGCTGCCTCAGGCGATCCTAGGGTATAAGTGTTAATACACACGCCTCTTCCGCTAGCAGCAGTACAACTCTCCTTGTTGAATTCGGTTTTTTTGCCGGAGAGATGTAAGATCACACTTGCGGGGTAAAAATTGTCCACCAGAGCAGAAAGGTTCAAGATACCGTGAATAGGGTAACAATCGAAAATTGTTAATTCCCAGTTCATAGCATTTCTTACTAATCTCTCCAGTCCATCGTTCGAATACATCTTGTGGATGCATTGCCAACTCTTTAAACACATCGGTAACCGTGTCAGATTGCTCTAACAAGTTATCAATATGCTTGTCGCTTGTCCAGTTAAGCATGTCCAATCTCGTTTCCAAGGGTGCTGGGCACACGTAACGCGGTAGTGTTTGTCCGTTTATCTTAACCAAAGCAAATGATCGCTTTAAAAAGCTCACATCTTTAATGGTTTTTCGTTTGTCGTAATCGGTTCCTTTGTCTGCTGTTGTGTAGATCATTCCAAAACTATCGAAGGCTTCAACTAGATTTCTCATGTTATAAAACTCCTTTAATTTTGGATTAATCGACAAAACATTGTCATCGCCGTATGTTATCACTCGCACATTGTCTTCAAAATGCTTGAGATCCTCCATATCCGGTTTATACTTGCGGGCAAGGTATAGGTATGAAGCTCGAAAAGCACACAAACCGTAGAGAGAATTATTCTCTGCAGTAGGCACGAATCCAGCAGGTGTTCCGTTTGTCGTTTGGTAAATGGTTCCTTGATTGTAGCGAATAGCACAGCATGCATATTCCCACAACCTTCTTCGTACTTTGCGGTCGTTGTCGGTGTATTCAGTGTCGTAAACTTTATAAATTTCATTGATGAGGTTAAAATTAACCCAAGTCAAATCATCCATAAGTCTGTCGCTAAAGTCGGTCATATCGCCATCGATCATCTCATCTGAGGCCCCTCGTAGGTAAGTCGCTAAACTATGCCACTCGGGTCCCCAAACATTGATGCCAACAGCTATTCCATTCGTCACTCGGTGGTGTCTAAGGTGTGCTAACGCAGCCATATAATATTTACGAAACAATACATTGTAGTGCATTGGTCCATTTGATATCATTCTGGTTTTGCCAGCATCAACCTTGGAATGCGATCTCCGTTCGTCTTTTAAAGTATCTACCCAAATAATTTCATGTGGGCGGTCCTCTAAAAGATCACTCTCTAAGTTCTCAACGTCTCGTTTAAGTTCTAACGCAGCAGGGCTTGTGAAGTCCCACGCATCCGAACCCATCCAAAACGTCTTACCTTTTTTTCCTCTCTTTCGGGGGTCAAGAACATAGGGGAAACCTGGTGAGGTCAATCGGTTAATAGGCTGAAACAGCATATCTCCCTCAATTCCTTTAACAGATTCCTCATATGTAAGTAGTCGTATTTGTGGGGCTTTTTCGGTTCGGGGTAGAATCAAGCTTCTCATGCTTAACTCAATCTCTTCTATCACTTGTTGTGTTAAGTAACCACACTGGCGTCCTTGCTTTGCAGCACCTTCGCGCAGTGGGTCCCTCAACATAACAACTCCATCAATCTCTTGTTTCCAGGGTCGTAATTTAGCGGGGCGTGTTAACACCGGGCCAAACGTTCCGTAAAGGGCTGATTTGACAATGCTTGATTTGCTAACTTGCGGTATAACAAAATCGGCTTGTCCTTTAGAAATTAAAGCTGTTTCAAAGGGGTTTGTTGCGGGTTGTAATTCTCGTAATCCACAGTCGATTTGTGCGTAGTTCGGTAAACATCCTAAACCACTCTCAATTGTCTCTCGCGAAACAACTTGACAGTAATTACTGGATGGCAGAATAGAGCCACTGATATGAATACCAATGATCCTACCTGCAATTTTGTCACTGTTCACGGTAAGTAACTTTCCACAGTCACCTACCTTGGTTGGTATGTCATGTTTGATTACGTGTGACGCATCAAACGATTCAAATCCATTGGGCATATTGATTACAATTTTGATGTCCTCAATTTGGCACTTTCCTCCCATGCTAGTTGAAACTGGCATGTCGTTCTCCATATCAACGCCGGACAAGGTTGCATCGAATTTTGCGCCGCTGAGCTTCTCTAAATCATCGTTAGAAGCAAAGTGGTGCAAAATCGATTTACCTCGTGGCATTTTCGATAGAGTAAACATGCACAGATCCATTGGTTCGTCGTCGTCGGTGGGTTTTTCTGGTGTAAAAAGAACTACGGAGTCCTTTTCAAACCAACCGTCAAAACTCTTGACAATCCTAAGTTTAGAGTTGTCACACGGCACCATTATAACTTCTTTCGGGTTGCGTTCCTTCAAGAAGACGTAAAAGTGCGCTGGCATCATAAATACCTGTCCTTTGATGTTCGTGATTGTTCCTAGTGATATACACTGGTCGTCGTCTGTGACCATCGATAAATTCCACTGATTCGTCCTAACTCTCGCTATAACGTCCAGTTGACCCATCGATTGTCCCATCTCTACTACTATTCTTGCGCGCGAGGCATTTGCCTTCCGAGCGCGCTGTCGCATTCGTGGTTGCATGTTACGTGTATCACTTTCGGGAAAGGTATTCGGGGTTGCCGAATCCACATCCGAGGATACTCCGCCTGACATCTTATTTCGAAAAAACATCGATGCACCAAAACATCCTAGTAAGGAAAATAATGGCTTATCTTTAAAAAATTGTTTAACTCCGTCAACAAGGTTAGATGTTGTGTTAGTAATGAAATCTAAAAAATTTCTAGCATATTCGGGTAACTTGGATATTAGTTTGTTTCTAGCATTGATTACTATATCTAAATATTTATTTACAGTTGACGTAGGTTTAAATTTGTTATTGTAGAAGCGTACTATCAAGACATTCCAAGTTGCATCTGGCACAATTGAGTTTTTATAATTATCTAAATAAAGTTTTGAAAAGTCGTGTTTTTTGTGAATCTCCTCTTTCTCATAAGTCCATGTCACTTTCATCGTCGGTCCTGACATGAAACCATAGGTCTCATCATCAGGCAAATTTTGAACGAAGGCATCAAACTCTTCCAACTTCGTTCGATTTCTAAATGTTCCTGACTGTGCTTCGTAAACGTCCTTCATCATCTCAACTGTCTTATGCTCTGCGATCGTGTCTCCTACTTGTGCAATGTTGACGCCTTTGGCGAAATCCTTAGTATATTGATCCAAAAATTTGTCCAAACCGTCACCATCAGCTTTTCTACCATCCATAGCAGCAATCACGCGTGCAATGAACGTGTCCCATCCAATCGGTTGTTCAATCTCTCCTCTATCTCTCTGGGTGTGTGGGCAAAATCTCACAAATTCATAAATGTAAGGGTTAACTTCCCATGGGGTTCCATCTGATGATTTGGGGGCGTCGGCTCGAATCTTCTCAATGTTTAGTTTCGTGTGTGTTGGGGGGGGCGGCATGTTAACTTTACCTAAAAGTTTAAGCATGCGTACTTCAGGGGGCAAGTTCTCATCTTTAAACGGGTCCTCATACGCCGGCATAAGGTATTCCTCTTTGACTCTAATCCTATAAGAAAAATTTTGAAGTCGATTCCACACTGCTGCGGGAAAGGTGATTGATTCTATATTAGCGTGTGCGTTGTTAGTTGAAGCTATAATGACTCTTGAAGTAAAAAAAGTAGAAGCTTTGGCAGCGATGTTGGCCATATGTAAGGGGTAAGGGAATGGTCCAACACCTCGAATAAATTCGAATAGTTCTAAGTTAGGGGCACCAACCGAATCTCGCATTTGTAAAAAATCATCGTAGATAGTTACTAGTTGTCCATTATAACCATCCCAAAACACATTCTCCACACATCTCTGGTACATTTGCGATTTAACGTCTGAAAATCCTGCTTCAAGGGCAAGTCGCGTAGCAATAAGATACTGCAAACGAGACTTCCCTATCTGAGAATCTCCAACAAGCCATAGCGCTAGAGGTACGGTTCTCACACTCTTAGTCTCCGGAAACTGGGTTTCCACCTCATTCTGAATCTTCGCAGCTTCTCTCATTCGTTGTACTATAAACATTCTGAGTTCGGGTGTTAGGGCTTTAGCATATTTATCCATTAAAAAAACTCCTCTATCATACAGGTGGGCTAACATATATTTGCCGTCTTTTGTTTGTGCGGCAATGTCAAACGCTGGTTTGTGATTAAATGTTTCAACGCTCGTCATCCATTCTTTTATTTTAGGGATACATTCATCAAATTCTTGGGGATCGTGTCCAAAAAAATTAATCTTTACATACTGAATAATTTTTTTAAACGCACCTTCTACCCATGCTACTACATCCATAAAACCTGAGCAGGTTCTTGGGAAAAGTCCTATTCTCATCATCCATTGGGCGGGGGAGTTGTTTTTATCGGGAATTTTAGTTAAGCAATAAGAGCTAATCAGAGCTCCTAATAAGCCAAGTGCTTTCGGGCTCCAATCCTCAACCGTTTTAGTGAATTCATCCAAACCAATTTGTGCGTTGTTAATGTCTTTACGCACTCCAGTGTGGAACGCGAAACTACGAAATGATCGCAAAACGTCAGTGATACTTTCAACTCCGATAAATAATAATTCGAGTGGCATTGTTAAAACGTGAATAGAAATACAACCTAAATGATATAAAATATAAAGACTGACAAGAGTTAATAAACATTGAAAAACAGCCTTAACACTAATTGGTAAAAAACCGCATTGACTCTCCATAATCTGCATTACTGCTTGTTTAACAGCATCTCCAACTCCTTGTGATGTGGGTAAATTATTTAAAGCTTCGTTAACGTTAGTAGCGATATTATCCATATTTGTAACAATACTCGGGGCACTTAAAAACCATGACCCAAACCCAATTTGAGCGTAGTTCGTTGATGCAGTTCGCATTGCCATTATTCTCTCTATTAAGCCAATAACTGTCGATGCCAATCCCATAAGGGCAGCATAAAAGTCGTGTTTGACCAACATTTCTCGTTTCACCATACAGTCACATTTGCATCGACCACACTTGGAGCACTCTTGGGGAATGTTAATTGATATGCTTTCTGATCCAAGTTGTGCTTCATTCAATTCATTTTGTGACAATCTCTTCTCTTTTCGAGCGTTTTGATACGCCTTCTTAATCAACCTAATCTCTTTTCTGAACTGCTTCTTTTCCCTGCGTGATGGTTCAGGTGCGCTGTAGCGATTGTTGCGCGCACATGAAGCAGTGGGGCCGGGGTTTGATTCAATTCCAGTTCGTAGCAACCATGCGGATGTAAAGTCGAAATCATTTATATATTGTTCCATTGAAAATCTAGCAAATGCAACAAAATCAAGAAAAAATAAAAAATGTGATCTACTCCTTCGCAAGACTCCAGTAATGTTAATTATATACGTTTGTTGGCTCAAGCGTGTGGGCGTACGACAGGTGTATAAATGCTCAATATAATTTTTAGAAATTCGAAGGTTCCTAGCAAGGGACGATAAAATAAAAGGGTAACCTACATAAGAAATATATAACACTTCTTGAGTAAACAAATCACACATCTTTAGTATATGATTTGTCAACTGGGGTGATATTGAATCCTTAGGCATATTACAAATTCTGTTAACTAATTCGTTTAGTATTTCTACACCATTTCTAAAAGCATGATTATATGTAATCTCACTGTCTCCAACACCATGTATCCTTTCGTATGGAGTGCACATCTCATAAAATAATAGTGCACCACGTTCTAGTCGTTTAGCTCGTTCGGTGGGGTTAATCTTGTCCATGCAGAGGTCGTCAACTTGTTTGAAGTATTGGGTGATGGTTTCCGAAGCCATCTCGAGGGTAAATTGATTTGTATCCATGTTTAAAAGAAAAAGGGGTCCCATTTTATCGTGTTGAGTTCACTATATATATTTCCAGCATATATAAGACCATATCTTAACCAAGATAACCGGTATTCAGAATTGAAATCTTTCCCACGGGATCCTGTATAAATAAAATTCGCTAAATCTATTGGGGCGTAACCTCACGGTTCTATAGCCGCAAACATTATTGAATTAAGTATATACATTCGTCCAGGTACTTAAAATTAATTCCTTTAACTATATTAGTAAAATGGTTGTTATTAATTAAAACAATTTGATTTGTGTTTTCTTCACAATTAAATAATCGATACATTACAAATTTTGACGCTCAACACAATCAGGCAGCATTCCTGGTGTTCTGATCGCGGAGGATACTAACACAGATGAAGTCGAGGTGAGTTCATAAGTATAAGTTCACAAAATCTATAAAGGGTAGTCTGAAGATCGTACCTTTCGA